TATCATCATATTCTGTAGAATAAAATAATAAATGAACTACACCATTTCTAAAGTTAGTTACAAACTTATTATCTCTAATATCAAATGAATCATAGTTAGCAGATCCAGGAGTAAACTCACGAACTGGTGGAGCAAAATTGTTCCAATCACTTCTATAATTTACATCACATTGTTTTCTAGTAGATATATTTCCTGGTTTTAATAAATAACTATGTCTATATGATCTAGCTATTTCATTATTTGTTTTGTATACAGCTTGAACTAATTCAGGCATACACGTACCATCACAACTTGGATGTTGACACTCAGGATTATTACAAGGGGTTCCTCCTATTGTTAGTGGAGATATTTGTATTGTTGTTGCGTTAGCTGCTTGAGAATAGAATGATGATGCTGCAGGATAAGGATTTCCTGGTATTGCAGTACACATCCAAGCTTCTCTAACTGCATGAAAGTTGTCTGGTAATCGAGCTTCAAAGTCTTCTATATATAAAACTTGCTCACTAATTATGTAAGTAGTTCTCCCTAACTTTCTTAAACACTTGTCTAAATAAGTAGGAAATAATAAATCATCAACAGCTCCTGTATCAAAATAACTTTTAAGTTCTTCTTTTACAGTTGCATATAAAGGTTCAGGTGATACAAAATTGTATTTATAGTAATATGACATAACTTATTTTTTCCATTCGTTGTACATGTGTTGATACTTTTTGTCGGTTTTTATATAATGTGATAATAATCTTGATGTATTTCTAGAAGGTTTAAAATACCATAGATCTGAATTTCTAAATCTGGCAGACTCTTTAAACCATAACCAACCAAAAAAGTATCCTTCGGTATGGTAGTTAAAGTTATAAATAACTTTTCCTTTCTCTTTTGTTTTTTGCCAATCAATGGGCAAGTTTACAAACTCTTTACCATCTATGTCTTTAACCTTTCTTCTTTTCTTTTTATTTATAGAAAATTCTCCAAGCCAACCAGTAGGTTTTTCTTTCTCTCCTGTCTCTAGTATGTAATGCTTAAATGAGTCGTTGTATGTATAAATGATATTTCTCCATTCATCAAAAGTTAAGCTTACTAGTGGATGCTTTTTGCAAAAATTATTGTAGTTATCTTTACTTGCACTTCTCCAATCAACAGAGACTCTAGACATTTATATAGTTTTAGTTTGTAGGTTGTGCGTTGGGCGATTGTCCATCTATACCTTCATCACTCATATCAGTTTTTATCTGGAAATAAGTAGATAATAATTTAGTAGATGTCATAGCTAAGACTTGTTGCTCTAAATAACCTGGCAGAGCATATTCTTTATCTAGTGGATTTTTACAGTATTCTTCGTCTGTATACTCAGGACTTCCACAATCACAATCTGAATACATTATTTCATTAGGTACATCTTCTTCAAATAAAGCAGCCAACCTTACTGATTTTAATAATGGATTGCTTACATACATGTATCCATTTGATATCCAAAAATAACTTTGCTTTTTAATTATTGGAAGTTTAAGTAAGTTTAAATATCTATTTATAGTTATTTCTTTTAACTTAACTCCTTTACCTCCCATTGCATTTATAGAGTATACTCCTTGAATTACATATTGGTAATTACCCTCAGACATTCTTGGAAGTTTATACTTTGTTCTTGCAACAGTACATTCATCTGCAAACTCACAACATTCAGAAATAGGAACTTCTACCATATCCAAACAAGGAATAGTAGTAAATAAAGTATCGCTAGCCCATAGTTTTCTAATATTAGTTTCTCTTTTTATTAAAGTTAATGAATTAACTCTTACCTCAGAAGCAATTGCTCGATCTGTTATAAGTGCATCCGTTGATAAAATCTTGTGCATTGATCGCACGTCTGAAACTAATTTTCTTAATGTTGCCATAATTATATTCTTTCTTCAAATTCAGCTACCTTCCCCCATTCCTTATCATAAACTAATGCTAAAGCAGCTCGTACACTATGTACAAAGTTATTGTCTTTATGCCATCTATCTGTACCTGACAGGCTAGGCATTTGTTGTATTCTAACTCCTTTTATTTCTTTTGCCATGTAATGATGTTTATCACCTGTATGAACTTCTCTATATTTAGCATTTCCAAACCATTTACTATAAGTTGGATGTGTAGCAAATAGCAGAGGCAATGCATCAATTTTACAGTTACCGTGATGAAAACCAATAAATGTATTACCTACTACAGTAGCTTTAATTAATCCTTCTTCTCTAACAAATGATATGTTATCATCTTCTTTAAAGAATATATCTAAAGCATGAGCTAGATAATATGATTTAGTTCTATCATGATTACCTTGTACTAAAATAACTTCAACATGCTTAGCGTTAGTCTTAAGCATCTTAATAGTATCTACTAGAATATTAAATCCCATCTCATACTCTGAAGCATAATCTAAGATTATATCCTGTGGGGTACCATTGGTTGTAGTGTTTTGATAATTATCCGTATGAAAAAAATCATTAGATATGGGAAACACCACCTTATTTATATCATAAACAGATCTAACTTTCTCTGTTAAAGATTCTGCTATATTTACAAATCTACTAGCTCTAGTCTGTGGATCATTATCTCCATCAACATATCGTTTACCTAAGTGGTAATCAGAAAGAGAGAGTTCAATATCTACTGTAGACCAATGTTCTCTTTTTTCTGGTGAAGGAATTGGAATGTAGTTAGATTTGTAGTTTTGTAAAAACTTACTAAAATCTTCAGCAGTATAGTCTTTTGCTTCTTTCTTTCTTGAAAAGATTGAAGATGTAAACTTTCCGCTTGGTAAAACCTTAGACCAATAATTAGTAATAATGTATTTATCTAAGTCTATTTTGTGGAGCTTTGCTAGCTCTATATCATTTTTAGGCTCAAAATCTAAAGTGATTGTACTTTCAATCGTACCTTTTTCAGTACTTACTTTCTTAATCATTTGAAAGTCATCAGGAGGAGATTTAACTTTTCCTAAGAATTGACTTCCATCATCTTTTTCTCTTCTTCTTAATTCTTTAATTAGTTCATCTACCTCAGTTTCAGTTATTTGTAATTTCTCTGAATAAAACTTTTTACTTTTTTTCCAACGTAGCATTTCTTGCAATTGGTCAAGTAACTCTGGATCATAAGACATGTAGTGTGTATTTAGTTAAATATGGTAAATATATGAAATTTATTTTGGATATTACAAATAAATTTACTAGGTGTAGTTATTCTTTATAATCAACTTAGTTATAAATAAAAAACTCCTAGGGATATTTCACCCCAGGAGAAGTCTTGTAAAACCAACAAAACAAGACTTTTTATATTAATATATCTAAAAAGTTTGTACAAGGTCCAGCAGACATTACTCTAATAATTGTTGTAGTATCAGGGATCTTATCTGTAGGATAACCATCACTTAACTTTTTACGAGTCACTCCCATTTCAAATGGTGCTGTAAAACCATTTACATCTGAGTATAAATTAAAAGGTCCTGTACCTGTACCTAACGTTCCTATTTGTATTGCTCCTGTCATACTATTAAAATACTATTACTACTTGTTCAAAATTACTACAATTAAGATTTGCATTTTGAACTCTAATTGTAGTGGTTCCAGAAGGAACAGGTGTTAAAAATCCAAAGAGTCCTGTTAACGATGCTATTGAAATACCTGTTGCAATTGGTGTTGTAAAACCATCTGTATTTCCATAAATGTTAACTGGTCCTGAACAGGATCCTGCTGAGGTTAGTTTTATCCTTACATTGTTTGGTGCTGCCATAGTTTATTTATTTTAGTTAAGGACAAAGACATATTGGACTTAATACAAATCCGTTACCATCTATCCTAAGAGAGTACCTACTTGAATTTGTATTAAGTTGTACTTTATAATAGTTTAAGTTTCCATTAACTGGATTATTTCCTGAAGAGTCATTAAATATTCTATCACCTACACTAATATTGTTTATTGCTGCATGTTGTATATAACAAATAGAATCTAATCCTAAGAAACAATCACATGCTGATGGATTTGTAAGAGATGATAATGCCCCTGGATCAATATTACCACCACCAGGTGTTGTTGATGTGGTTGTAGTCACTGGTTGTATAAACTGTGCAGTAAGACCATTTAAACTACAATCACACGTAGTGGTAGTGGTAGTTGTACTACTTGTACTACTTGTACTAGTGGTAGATGTAGTGCTACTGGTACTACTGCTGCTAGTTGTTGTTGTTGTTGGAGGATTTACATCACCTTGGAATATCCATTGAGTGTTAGCGCTACCCATTGTATATGAATTAAATAACGGTGTTACTAATTGATCTACACAAGGCATACAGTCATCATTAGGTTGATACAATGCAGCGTCTTTAACTACTTTATTACCAAAATTAAATGTTCCTGTTTTAATATTTGTCATTGTTGCTGTTACAACTTGACCAGCAGTTATCATTAATTGTCCACTTTGAGTGGTATTACCTTGACTAATTGTTGCATCTACAGCAGATACACCATCTACAAACACCTCAAGATTAACCGTTCCTATAAACGAAGGAGTTCCTGTAATAAGCTCCCAATTAAATTTATATGGAGGTGGGCCAGTTGTTGTACTTGTGGTAGTTGAACTACTTGTACTAGTTGTTGTTGTTGAACTACTAGACGTTGTTGTAGTGGTTGTGCAATTAGTTGGTAGATCTATACAGTTTTCACAGTCACCAACAGAACATACTCTTATGATAGTTGCTCCCACAGGAAGTTCTACAACATAACCAGCTTCTAAATCTACAGCTGGTACTTGTGTTTCAAAAGGGGAAACATATCCATCTGCATCTGAAAATAAATCAAACGGTCCAGCAATGCCAGAAGGAGGAATAGTTATGGTTATTTGTATTAACATATCTTAAGGTATATTTGACAATATTATATCTAAATAATTAACACACTTATTTTTAGATTGAACTCTTACAACATTAGTATAATCTGGAACATTAGAAGCAGTGTATCCAGCCACTAAAGACGCTCTAGGTACATCTATTTGAAAAGGAGTAGTGTACCCATCTATATTAGAGTATAAATCTAGATTGTCTAAATCTACACCCATGTTAGTTATTGTTAATAGTACAGTCATAATTATGAACAGCAGTTATTATTAATGGTTGTTATATTATTATTTATATCAATTATTTGCGCTTTCATTGCAGCAATGTCTTGAGTATTTTGAACTTGTTGAACTTGTAGTGCACATAAAAGAGCATCTATTTTTGATAGTGCAACATTTAATGTGTCACAAGCCTCTATATTTGTACAAGGTGTTGTAGGTCCATCATACACAACTGTGCTTGATAAAGGACCTTTAGTTCCACAAGAGTTTGAAGAACAATTTGAAGTACATCCACAAGGATTATTTAGAACTACATCAGTGCAGCAAGGGTTTACAGGTAAGTATGCCATTTTGTTTTATTTTAAGGTATGTAAATTATATAATATGCTCCGTATCCAGGTTGCCAGTTAGCATGTGATTGTCCACCTCCTGTATCAGCATTTGATACACCTACAGTAAGAGTTTGAGTAACTTCACTTGTTAATCCATTTGTAGCTGGAGAAGATGTTCCTCTCATTGCGTATCCTAAATTACCACCAGTTGAAAAAGATTGTCTTACTTGTTGGTCAGTTTGAACTGGATCTTGAGTGTTAGCAGTACCCATTGAAACCATCTTATGACTATGGGTGGCTGGGCTAAGACTAGATGTTACAGTTGAAGCATGTGTGTGTGCAGGTATTTGAGCTGCATCTAGTGTTACTCTATATTCTCCACCAGTACTACCTAAGCTCCATTCTGGAACTTGTCCAAGGATTGGAACTACAGCTGGATCAAGACCACCACCTCCAGGCATTCCTGTTGTAGATGCTACAACAACTCTTCCTCTAAGATCTGGAGTTCCATTAGCACCATTACATAAAAATATTCTATCCCAATCACCTATACCAGCACCTCCTCCATCAAAGTTATTTAAACTTCCAAAGTAGGGTGTGGCAGAAAAAGGAACCATTCTATTACTAATTAAAGTTTGAGAAGGATCATTATTTATATAGTTTTCAATATATGTATTTATATCTGAAATTGCAACATAAGTATTTTCTACAAATGTTATAAAATTATTCAGGCTTTGTTCCACTTCACAAACCTTATCAATTACAGCTTGTATTACAGCTTGTGTATCAGTGCTTGTAGCATTAGGGTCATCAGTGAC